CCTGTCTGTGTTAAATCGCATGTACTTAGAATCTTCAACCCATAATTGAGATACTTGCTTTCCTAATATTCTACCTGATTCATCTTTAACATAATCATAAACAATAGACACCCAAGCGTCATCAAATACTTCTAATTGCCTAATAAGAGCTTTACAAAATTCAGCTCCTGTTAAATCTGTTTCGCCATTAGAAGGGTCATTTAACAAACGTTCAAACAAGTTTTGTTGATCTGCACTTGGATTTTCTACAGTTTGTTCTAACCTGTATCCTTTAGCTACAGTTTGTGATGCTATCCTGGTCACAACTGTTTGTAAATGAGAATAATTTGTAGCTAAATCTTCTAAATGATGTAAATTATAAGGTGGATCGATGCGCATTGGTCCAGTGCTTCCCATCGCTGGAGCCATATCATAAACAGGAGTTCGAGCTTCTTTTTCAATCTTATTCATGTTGCCTTCTAAATATGCCTGAACACGGCTTTGCTTTGGCTTGCTCCTAAATCTGTCAAAGAATCCCATACTACCAGTCTGGGTCAGACCTCTTTGCTCTAATAAGCCTTTCTCTATTATCGGCTTGATATATGTAGTTTTTAATCGCAGGCTCTAAGAATTTAGCGACAGTGACTCCGTGCGTTTTAGCTAATACTTTAACATCCTCTCGAACTCGGTTGTCAATGCCTTTTAACTCTAATCGAGCCATTAAGACGACAGACCTCTTTGAATGCTTCGTATAGCAACATTAGCCATGCCAAAAGAATGAAAATTGGTGTAAAGGCCTGTCATCGGTATTGCTAATGCCCAGTGCCCTTTATATATTTTGTTTAGTCTGCTAAACCGTAATCACTGTAGTCATCCTGTAGCCTTTCTCTTTTATCTCGAATGGCTTTAGATGGCCTAAATTCTTTGTATTTATTTTGAACTTTTCTTCTAGCTCTCTGTATTGTTTCTGTGTTTGGAGCATAGTGGAGTAGATCATACAAATCGGATAAGAACTTCTCATTCTCACACTGCTTTCCACTATTGCTTGTTGCTAAATAATATTCTCTTAAAACAAGATACTCCAAGTAAGTAGTGCTATCCCTGCATACTATATTGTCTTTGAGATGTTTACGAACTACATCTTCTGTCTTATCTAAATTTTTAAATGCATCATAAGCCATTTTTTATATCCTCCCTAATCTTAGTAGTCCATGCTTGAGTCGATTCTACTGATTTTAATTTTCGCATATTTCTTTCTCCGTTTTTACAAACACTTTTAGTCGAACATACCTCTCAATGCCCAATTCTTAAAATCTCTTTTGGTTAATAAATATTCTCTCATTACAGATACTTCATCCTCAATCTTCTTTACCCTATCATAATATAAATCATGTAGCCTGGAAAAGTCGGATCTAAGAAGATGGATTCTTTGCCTTAACCATTCTTTCTCTTCTTCATGCTGGTCTTTCATTTCCTGTATCTCCGCTACAAGCTTAGCTATGGTTGATGCCATTTATTTCACCTGATTCCTTGCTCTGTCTATTATCCTTACAATTTTTCCAGCATAGTTCCAAGTGTTTACACTGTAGCAAGAATCTGTGGTATCAAATCTTACTTTTGTTACGCTGTCATCTATTGCTAATCTGTAACCTTCGTAAAGTTTACTTCCACCGCCTGTGCTGTATCTCATACCTACTCCACTTGTAGTTTTATGTTCTGACCAAGAGTCACAAGTGTATTCGATCCCTTCATCATCAAGCAATTTACAAATCTGTTTTACTGTAGGCATTCTACCTTCATCATTGCTTTTTGCTTTGAGTCTGTCGTATGTTTTTGTTGTCATTTTTGTTTGTTTCCTTTGCCACATCTTTTGTGTGGTATTGTAGACATTCAGTAGGGTTATATAAGCTTTACTATACAAAATTACCCACGATTTCCTACCATCTCCCCCACCAATGGCGTATATATCATGTCCATCTTACATCTATAACAATCTACCATCGGCCTTCCTTCTTTCTTCTCACTAAAAATAAAATGATCTTCATCTATCAATCTATGCTCTTCTTCCCAACGTTCTCCGCAAACAAAACAATCAAACCTCCACCTCATAATCTCTCCAGGCATTTCTTACAGTTTACAAAATATTTGTTTTTCTTAGACATTACACGATATTCTGCTTCTGTGCAAGGATAACCACATAGTGTCATGTTTGGCTCATTTGATGCGAAGTGTTTACGCTTCATTAATCTATTGTAATGACTGACCCCTTAAAGCAGTTGTTGATGTCAGATACTCCGTATTTTAATTTAGTATAACAATGTTTACAGTGTATTCTGTCTTTTGCTATGTTGTCCCATTTGCCTAACGGATCGTTGCATTCGGCACAAGCTTTCCATTCGTCTTTTGTTAAAGTATTGCCTTTGTTCACACTAACACCCCCACTTTTCTACAAGAGCAAAAAATTTGTCTTGTGCTTTCATATTAGATCTAGCTTTTGCTTTTTCTAATCTTTCTATATGGTTTGCTAATGCAATCCAAATTCCTTCAGATACGTTTCCTTTTCCGTATTCTTCTTTCATCCAATTAAGGATGTATTGTTTCTCTTTGTTTACGCCTGCGTCTAACAAATGCTGTTTTCCTTTTGGGTCGTAGTTTTTATTTCGGGCCAATTTTCTCACCTTTAGTTTTGTGGCCTTTTTGGGAAGGGCAAGGCCAAACCCTTCTTGCCATTTGTAACACCTCGCAAGAGAAGGTTTGCAACGGGAAACAAAACCCGTCGTTACAATTCAATACTTTACTACGGTTATATAAAGGTTTAATGAACTATTTGTGCTTAGCTCTGTTTTTTCTAAAGCTAATTACAATTCCAAAAGGTTATAGCATCAGAAGTTATCCCAGCTTGTTATTCGTATTCCACGCTTGTCTATTTCCTGCAAAGCCAACTCGCACATCCACAAAGATATTACTGCATCTGATGTATGTCCATCTAGTCTGCCATTCTTTCCCCACATTAACCTAGACAAACCTTCTACCAATTTCCTTGATCCCACAGGCCCTGACTTATTTACCGACTTATTCCAGGGTATAATGTATTTGCCTTGTTCTAATGCTAACGCAATTCTAGGAATACCAATCTGTGCGTGATGTTTTTCTGAACCTGTCCTATGTCCTTTGACAGGCAAAGATGCCAAGTCTTTAGCAGCGTGTGCTACCAATCTCTGGAACCCATTGGTTTCTACCATTATCATAGTTGGATTGTATTTGTTAGCTAAATCCACCAAGTTCTTTACCTGAGCAGTTAGCCAACCTGCTCCTTCTGCTTTTACCTTACCACACCACTGATAAATCAGGTGACGCATTTTTGTATCTCTATCATACGACAATACACTATATGCAGTTTCATCATTTGCAGTATCTAATCCTACTGCTAAATCAACACCTATTACTATATCTGTATTT